CCCATGGTGTGGGTGATGCTGGTGTCACCATCAATGCCCAGCTGGTCAAGGACATAGACAAGCGCCTGACTGATGCTGCCAATGGCGTGGATCCAGAAGTCGTTTATCTGGGTTTCCCTAAGGATGAGCCCATAAGAGCAGCCAAAGTGAAGGAGGGCCGAACAAGGCTAGTCTATGCCTGTCCCTTGGATGTCAACATTGTCACTCGTATGCTCGTTGGCTCGGGTATAGCAGCTCTGCATGCATCATATAGCAAGACTTCGTTTTCCACATGTCTTAACCAATATTCATTTGACTTGGACAGAGTTCACACGTATCTCACTGCCCTTGGTGGGTCACAGTTCATGGACGGAGACTACAAGCATTGGGATCAAACCACCTCTCGTGAGCTCAGGGCCTATGCCTTTAAAGTCCTTGGTACAGTCTTCAAAACACATCTCAAGGTCACTGACTCAGAGTGGACATATCTGGTCTCATGCTGCCTTGATGCCTCTGTGCAGATCGGGCAGTACCGGTTCAAAGGGGACCTTGGCACCCTCAGTGGCGATCCTCTCACCACCATTGTCAACAACACTCTCAATGAGCTTGTCCATATGTTTGCTTTCTACAAGCTCAACCCCAAGGCTGATTATTTCGAGTCAATCCGCCTTAAAGTTGGGGGTGATGACAATCTGTCTTGCCCTGCTCCAGGTGTCGAGTGGAACCCCTTGGCATTTGGGAATGCTGTCAAGTCTCTTGGTCTGCAGTATTGGCCTATCGATAAGGAGGCCTCAGCTCTTGGCGATGAGCTCTCAGACTTTGCTGATATCACATTCCTTGGGGCTGTCCCTGTCAACTATCATGGCATGTGGGCTGGAGCTCTCAACAAAGAGTCTCTCTATGAGGGGCTCCACTGGATGGAAAGTGAGACTCTGCAAAAGAGCATAGTGACATACTTGGAGATGGCCAGTGTTCACGGCAACCTGTTTTACGAAGACTTTTCTCAAACCATCTGTTCTGCTCTTGTTGCTGCGGGTCTTGAGCCCCACTTTGTCCCCTCATATGATGAGATCACCACCCCCCGCACAGGCTATGTGCCACAGCTCAACAGAAC